TTTGTAATTTCGTCTTGTTTGTTTGAAAACTTTTTCATTTTAGGTTTTTTCTTAACCTTTAGTTTACCAACCTCGTTATCTACTTTAGGTTGTTCTTTTTTGGTAGTTGTGTCAACCACCTCTTTTTTAGTTTCTGCCATAATATAATATAATAATAGTTAATAAATTTTTTATTTAGGATCATACATACCTAAATCAAAGTCACCAGTAAGTATATCATTACCTGCTGATTCAAATTGTTTAGGTGGTGTTCCTGTTTTTCTTTGGTCTATAAGCTCACTTTGTTGAGTAGCTTGTATTTTTGTTCGCTCATCCTTACGATCTTCTTTTAATTTTTCTTTTTCTTTTTGTCCTTCAACTTCAGTTCCTTTTAGTTGCATGTTGTAGTTAAACTCTAACTCCATTAATTGTTTTTTAATTTCAGCCTCTTGAACCAACCTTTGAGCATCTAGTTCAGCTTTTAAAGTTTCTAACTGCCCTTGCGCGTTAGATATAGCTGTTTGTTTTTGTATTTCCATTTGAGCCGCGGCTTGCTGTGTTTGTGTGTTGGCGTTAGCTTGAGCCTGTATGTTTTGTTGTTGTACCAGTTGGTCTCTTTGTTGTTTTTGTTTTCTACGTATTTTTAATAAAGAGTTAGCTAGTTTAACATTTTTTATATCTCTAATATCAATAGCGTCTTCAAGCTCTATACTTTGCTGTGCTAACGCTTGTTGTATATTGTTTTCTAACAACATTTTTTCTTCTTCATCTGGTGCTAGTTCTATAAATATACCAAAATCATACAAATGTAATTCTTTCATTTCATCTAATGTAGCTACATTGTGTACACCTATAGACTGTATAAAGGCGTCTGCTGTAGGAGAATATTCTAGTATATCAGATATTCTTAGTGATAAACACTCTGCTACTTCAGACGTTAAATACAAACCAGACTGTAAAATATGTCTTGTTGCTGTGTTTGAATTTGCTGCTGCTAATTTTTGTACACCTACTAAAGCGTTTTTATCTGGTGTAGCCGCATCTCTAGCTTCGTTTAATCCGGTTACATCTCTTATCATTTGTAAATAATAATTATACGTACCTATTAAACTTTGCATTTTAGCACCTCCGTTACTACTTTGTATTTCTTGAATAGGTACTTTACCTGGATTCATATCACCTTCACTTGTAAATGATCTACCAATAACAGAACCTGTTTGAAAAAACATGTTAAGCGCTTCTTGTGGATTATAGTTGGTACCATTACCTAAATCTATTTCAGCTAAACCGTCAGCGTCTAAGTAAACACCATCTGGCACCATCCTTGATAAAACTTGTTGTAGTTTTAAATGAGTTAACTGTATCATGTCAGCAAAGCCAGTTATTCTTCTAACTAAAGATTCAATTTTACCATTATACATTCTAGGTGCTACTATAGCGTAGTTCATTTTAACTTTAGTAAAATCACTTTTAGGACGCATCATGTTTTTAGCCATACCCCATTTAAGTAATTTTTTTGTACCTAAAACTAAAGCGCCTTCATACAGACACTCTATAGATCTTAGTAATTTAGCATAACCACCTTCTTTATTTTCTGGTGGATTAAATGAATCGTCTTTTGCTATAATTTTATCAGCACCACTACCAGTTTCTTTTACTTTATAAACTTCGTTCATGTAGGTTTTATAGTTAAAGTATAAAACTTGTATTTTATTTTTATCTGAGTCTCTTCTTCGGTTGTTTCTATTTCTTGATACGCCTTGAGTTCTAGATATCTCGTCTAACTCTTCATTAGATAAATGTGGAAACTGTTTAGCTAACTCGTTTACAGGTATTTCTTTTACCTCACCTACATAATAAATATCATCAAAGTAAGGAGACTCTGTGTAAGAATAAACTAAATCAGCAGGATCAACGTAATCTATAGTAACACCTTCTGAGGTGTTGAAGTTTGTTTTAACCGCACCAATACCTAAAACAGTTAAATCATAGTAAAATCTTTTTCTTATTAACTCATAGTTATTACCATTCATTAACACAGCTAAAGCTTGTTCTTCAGCTAACTCTACGTTTTGTTTGTAAGTTAACTGCATATGCAGTGCTAACTCTTCCTCACTATCTGGTAATTTTTCACGATCTGTTTCATATAAGTTTACACCAATTTCGTTTTGTACTTGATCATTAAAATCTTTAGTACGCATATCTTTTAATATAGACTCCATATATTCTGTTCTTTTAGAAACACCATATGGGTCTTGTGAATAAGCTTTTATATCATAAGTTCTTTCAGCTATACCGTTAACAACTATGTCAACAAACTTAGGTATAATTGGAACTGGTTTCCAGTCTAAATTAAGATAGGACAAATCACCGTTTATAGATAATTCATCCTTATATTTTTGTATATGTTGTTCTCCTCTAGCGTATAGTCTTAGGTTATGAAAATCATTTTGATTTTGAATATATCTATAAATCTTTTGATCTTCATCAAACCACTCATGCTCTATAGCTTTAGCTACTTTTAAACCATACTCATAGCTTAACTTTTCAGCGTCACTAACTACTTGACTTGGGAAATAACTTTTTATAACAGACTCTGCCATATTTATTTTATTATTTTAGATGTATTACCTTTATTTTGATATCTAGCAATACTTATGTTTAATTTCGGTTTTTCAATTTTTGCATTAGGTCTATATAAGTGCCTGTTGCACGCCATTATGGCTAGTCCAGAACTTATAGTTGCATCAAACTTAGTTCTTTTATTTATATCAAATCTAGCCCAATCATTTAATAAATCATTAAAGTATAAATCACCAAACTCGCCATCACTTTGTAAACCAACATGATTTTGTATATACATTTCAATAGCAGCAGCGTGGGCTTGTTTTATATCTTCACTTGAGTTAGGTATACCACCTACTTCTTTTTCCGCCGTTGATAACTTGTTCCACGTTTTGTCTGGTCTATTCATACTAAAACCTCTGTAACCTCTTCTTCTGAGGTAATAAAGTAATCTAGGTTTGTTATTCTCCGCTAATACTGGCATGCCGTAAAAAACTAAAGCCATTAACATATCCTCGAAAAATATTTCTGCCGTAGGTGGTCGTGATAAGTATTCTAAAAAGAAGCTGTTTGCAGGAGCGTCCTCCATGCTAAATTTAGTTAGGCCGTGTAATGCTCCTTTAGAACCTTGACCATCTACGGTTCCTGATATATCATATGAGTCACATCCAAAAGCACCCATGTGTTCGTTACCAGGATATTTTATACCATTTTTTATTACAATTTTATTTTGTAAATGAGTTGGTGGTATCCAACTTACTTTGAATCTTCCTTTAGGGTCAGGATAAAAAATAACCTGTGTATCTTTGATTCCGTTAACCCATTGAAAATTACCTGTAGAAACACCAAGGGTTCTTGCCATTTCTTCATTGTAATCTATTTGTTCGTATATTTTTACTAAATTAAATATACTGTTTTTTGTTTCGTCTCTAAATGCGTGTTCCTCAGTTCTTGGAAACTGACGATAAAACTCGTTTAAAGCATCTTGGTCTCCCTTTAAACCATCAGCTTCGTTTTGCCAGTGGTCTATTACACCAACATCTATCAGTTCTCCATCTGGGGCAAGGACATTTGCGTCATCAGTAGTAAAGACTGGAACTCCGTGTTCGTCAATAAATCCTTCATAGTTCCATTCCATTGGGATAAACAAAGAGTATAAACCAGACTTTGTCTGACCATTTCTATTTCTTTGAGTGACATCGGATGCGTTATATAGTTTTTTAAAATTGTCTCCACCTTTATCTAAAGCATTTGAGGTCGAGCCCATCATACATTTTCCAATAATCCTACTACCTAATCTCAAACATGTTTTTGTAACTCGCCAGTTATTTAATATATTATCAGGTCTTTCCCACTTACCACTTTCATCATGTACCAATAAAGCTAGTTTTTCCCCATCATAACTATTGTCTCCTGTGTTTTTCCAGTCAATAGTTGTATCTAACCCTTGTAGTTCTTCAAGCTTTTCATTACTTGTTATTTTTTTTCGGGTAAACTTGCTAGCTGGTACTCTATAAGCTAATTCAGTTTTAGGTCTATCCATACCATCTTGTATCGGTTTAAAGAAAAAAGGATAGTTAACTGATATAGGTACAACTTTATCTGTAAACATTTTTTTAGCATCAGCACCAGTTTTAGAAAGTATCCCATATCTACTATCACTCGATATAGTGGCTAAATTAACTGTTTCTGCGCTAGACATAAAAGAAAAACCAGAACGTCTATTTTTTAAATAACACATCCCGTAGCATCTTTTATCAGCTTTACACGCTTCCCAGAATATAAAAAATAATCTATTAGCCTCTCTAAAATCAGGTGCACCTACATCAATTTTACTCCATTGTAAATACATGTAATGCGTACCTGTTATATAAGTTGGTTTGTTTTTGTTAGTAAACCAAAAACCTTCTTCCCTTCGTTTAAACTCTTGATCTATGTAATCGTACCACTTGTCTTTAGCTTCTTCTGGGTAAGCTCTCCAGTCAAATATGTTTTTTAATTTAGCTAACTCTTTAGGTTGTTCTATTTTAACCCATTTGTTTTTTTCATGTTTAAATATAACCTTAGGTTGTTTTGGTAAAGCTATTTTTAA